AGCACACGCCCCACAGCCCCGTATGAGGGGCAACAAATCTACGAGACTGATACAGACTTGTCTTATGTTTGGAACGGGTCTGCTTGGGTTGGTCTAACTGGTCCAACAGCAACGGCAGGAACGAACACAACACAACTGGCTACGACGGAATTTGCAAACGCTGCTGGTGGTCTTGTATTTATCAAATCACAAGTAATTGGTTCGGGTGTGACTAGCGTTACTGTTACTGGTGCATTTTCAGCAACTTATGATAACTATTTAATTTTGATGAACGGTACTTCTTCTACGGCAGATGACAACGGGCGCATGATTTTAGGTTCAGCAAACACTGGATATTATGGCAACTTGTTGTATGCAACCCCTAGTTCACCAGGGACTTTTCTAGGGGCATCAGACAACAATGGAGGTAACTTTGCTTACATTTGGCGTTCATATTCAGGTGGTTCAGCAAACATTTCTGTCGGCACTCCGTTCTTAGCGCAAAAAACTACTGTCAGGGGCGACTGGATAACTACAGCAGCGAATGGTACCTACACGGGGGTCCAAGCAAGTAGCACTTCTTTTACTTCTTTTACTTTGACGTGTGCTGCTGGTGCGCTAACTGGTGGGACTATTTCTGTTTATGGATACAGGAAATAAATTATGACATACCCAAACATACAAATTGACGACGAAGTACGTGAAATGACCAAAGAAGAATATGATGCGTTGTTGGCTACTGGCTGGACAGAAGAAGCAACCGAACCACCTGCATGATTAGTGTCATCACCTGCACATACAACACCCCACCCGAAGTCCTAGCCCGCACATGGGCATCCCTCAAAGCACAAACCTACACTGATTGGGAATGGGTCATCGGCTAATATAAAGCTATGAAGGTGTGCGCTATTTGCAAGGTTGAAAAGCCCACAGAAGATTTCAGCCCAAGCAAAGCCGGTAAACCTCATTCGTATTGCAAGCCTTGCTACAAAATTTGGGCGCATGAGAATTATTTGAAAACCAAAGACAAGCGACTTGTTGCCCAAAAGCAAAGGCGAGAAAATAACCTTGAACAGGTACGGGCAATCGAATCAAAATCACAGGCCAAGAACAAAGAGAAACGCAACAAAAGTGCATCAGAGTGGGCTAAACGCAACCCATTTAAACGTAAACAGTATGCACGGGATTGGCAAATCCGAAACAAGGAAATGGTTATTAACGGCAGCCACCGAAGGCGAGCAAAAATTCGTCGTGCCACAATCGGCCAGGTCACCAAACATGACATCCAAGCTTTGTTGCGCAGGCCGTGTATCTATTGTGGTGATAAATCTGAACAGATTGACCATGTAATCCCGTTGGCTAGAGGTGGTTCGCACTCTATTGGCAATCTTTCCCCAGCTTGCAGGCGTTGCAACCAAACAAAAGGTGCTTTATTAGTTATCGAATGGAAGGCAAAAAAACGTGATATCAGTTTGCACTTCAACGTACAACAACACGCCTGAACAGTTAGCCCGTATATGGGCAAGCCTCAAAGCCCAAACATATACTGACTGGGTTTGGACGGTCTACGACGACTCCACACTCCCCGATACCTGGAACATCCTTTGGGGTTTATGTTCAGATGAACGCTACAAAATAGAACTGTTCAAACCTCATGTCCCATCTAGAGGCAATATCGGGTTGTCTAAACACAACTGTTTCATGCTTGCTAAGGGTGACATTCTGGTGGAACTTGATGCAGATGACGAGTTAACCCCCGATGCACTAGCAGAAATAGACACAGCGTTCATTGACTACGGTGTTGGATTCGTCTACTCCAACTGTGCAGAAGTATTCTCTGACGGCACTAGCGGTAAATACCCTGAAGGATGGGCGTTTGGCTACGGCTCGGAACGTTGGAACACCGATTACAACGTGTGGGAAATGATAGCCCCACCGTTAAACCGCACCACCCTCAGCCATATCGTGTCTGTCCCCAACCATGTCCGAGCCTGGCGTAGAGAAACGTACCACAAACTAGGCGGGCATGATGCCACCCTCCGTGTTGCTGATGACTACGACCTGATAGTACGGTCAGCTTTATGGACCAAAAGTGTTCACATCGACAAGCTGCTATATCTACAGCACATCGGCCCGCACACCGCGCAACGCCAACAGAACGCCCTCATCCAAGAACTCGTCCCCCAAATCCACCGCAAGTACGTGGAAGATATTGAGATAATGTTCTCGTGCTAATATGCAGACACACCCATAAAGGAGTCTGAATGTCTGCTAAAGGCGAGAAGTACAAGTCAATGTCAGCGATGAAGAAGCATGAAGCCAAAGAAGGCTCTAAAGAACGCATGATGGAATATGGCAAGCCTGGCAAAAAGAAGGCTGTCAAAAAGATGGCTGCAAAGAAAAAGTAATGGCTACCAAAAAGAAAGCTGCTGCCAAAATGCAGAAAGTCATGCGCGAATTCAAAGCAGGTGGGTTGCACTCAGGTAAAAAAGGACCTGTTGTGACCAAACGTAAACAAGCTATTGCTATCGCCATGTCTGAAGCTGGAATGAAAATGAAGGCAAAAAAGAAGAAGTAAATGTCTACAGTCGCCCAAATCATCAACCGAACCCAACGCCAACTCCTATCAGGAGTGGTAGAGGAACGCAACAAACTAGCCTCAGCTTTAACAGCCGTGTCTACAAGCGTCGTGTTGACCTACGAGTTGGGTGGGATACGTTCAGGAACCGTCATTGAGATTGGTTCAGAACAAATGTATGTTTGGGCAACCGTAGAATCCACCAAAACCGTGACCGTAGAACGAGCCTTCAACGGCACTGTCGCCTCAGCACAAGCAGCCAATAGCATTATTACTGCTAACCCACGGTTTCCTCGTAGCAACATTATTGAAGCAATCAACGACGAACTGTCCGACCTGTCATCACCAATGAACGGCCTGTTCCGTGTCAAAACATTGGACATGACCTATAACCCTGCCAACCGCCAGGTCAACCTGCCTGCCATCAGCGACGTTATCGACCTGCTAGAAGTCCGTTACCGCTACATCGCATCCGACTACAAGACGGTCAATAACGTGAAACTGTTGCGCGATATGCCAACCAAAGATTTCGGTTCCGGCATGGCACTCCAAATTGATTCGGGTATCCCTGCATCAGAAATCCGTATCTCATATAAAGCACCTTTCACCCGTATCACCGCTGAGACAGACGACTTGCAAACCATTGCTGGTTACCCTCTTTCCGCTGAGGACATCCTGGTTATTGGTGCAGAAATCAGGCTTGTCGCCCCACGTGAAGTGAAACGCAACTTTACCGAATCGCAAGGTGACACACGCCGCTCCGAAGAAGTCGGTGCAGGAGCCGTCGGTGGTTCTATCACAAACTTGTTGCGTATGCGAAGGGACCGCATCATAGCCGAAGCAGCCAAGCTGACTCGCCAGTACCCTACGTTTCTGCAACGGAACTAAACAGTGACCGCACCGTCGCTCTTTTTAACAATACCTTTCCGTGGTACACCCGCATACTTTTCGGGTACAGGTTCAACAACTCTCGTACCATCAACGTTTCCTGTAGCTATCAACGGTAGACCATATATGGTTGACCAAAAGTCAGGCAAGTTTGCTCGTGGGTATGAGCAACGTGTACGTGACTCGCAAGACACTTCGACTGCCCCTGGTGAAGCAGCTATCAACCCTGGTGGATTGTGGCGACGCGGGCAAGATTCATGGCATTTCGGTGCAGGACAACAATACGCTGACGTTGCTGGTGCGGTGGACTACCAGTTTTATAAGTCTAAAGGAATCAACCCGTGGGTTAAAGGTCAAGTGTCTTTGTTGAACGATACGGCGTTGAATGTTGGTTCGGGTGCGCCGACTACTGCTACTAAACAGTTGATGTGTGTTGCTGGCGGATATATTTATGTTGCTGACGGGCAGTCTTTGAAACGCACCACCACGGTGTCCGGCAACTGGACAACCATTACTACTGGCGCACAGGCTAAAGACATTGTGGCGTTATGTTCTGACGGTACAAGAGTTTTTATTGGTTACGCCACAGATAGTGTTCATATCCACGATAGTTCTGGCACAAGCATAACTAACCACACTACAGGTTCGCACACATTCACTTCTTTGGCTTACGCCAACGGACGTATCATCGGTACGCATACAAACATTGTCATGGATGTAAGCAGTTCGGGTGGTGGTACAACATTCCACACCAACCGCAACTCTGCTATGCGTTTCGTCGGTAGTGCAGGCGGTAACGGCTTTATCTATATCGCAGGTTTTGCTGGCGATGTAAGCCTCATCTACAAAACAACATTGAAAGCTGACGCAAGTTCTTTAGATGACTGTTCTGTAGCAGCACAACTGCCTTACGGCGAAATAGTTTCTAGCATTGACTCGTATCTTGGCTACATTTTTATTGGCACAAACAAAGGTGTGCGGATGGCCACCACAGACGGTTCGGGCAACCTGCTTCTCGGTTCGGTTATCCCAACATCAGGTGCGGTAAACGATTTCACGGGTGACGGACGTTTCGTATGGTTCACTTACACAAACTATGACGGTGTGTCAAGCGGTTTGGGTCGTTTAGATTTGTCTATCAGCACGGGAACAAACACTCCTGCTTTCGCTACAGACCTTATGTATACGTCTACTGCTGCCGTGCAAAGCGTTGTGACGTTTGATTCTAAACGAGTGTTTTCTATCAACGCTGTCGGGGTTGTGTATGAGAACACGGCAAGTCTTGTAGCTTCAGGCACTATCGAGGGCGGTACATGGCGTTGGGGTATACCTGACCGCAAGTTTGTTGCCAAAGTTGATGCCCGTAGCGAACCTCTGAAAGGTTCTATCACCGCTTTCTTGTCCACCGACAACGATGAATACGCTTCTTTAGGTGCTTGGGATACGGCTGGTCAAACCGAATTTACCTTTGAGGGTTCCGATACTAAAACGATTGAAGCTGCCATCAAGTTCACGTTGACCCGTGGGGCTACAGTTACCGAAGGACCCGTGTTCACCCGCTGGATGGCCCGTGCGTATGCTGCCCCGTTCCGTTCACAAGTGTTTATTGTCCCCGTCTTGTTGCACCACAAACTGAACATCAAAGGCAAAGACTATTACCTGAATGTGCAGGACGAAACAAATTCTTTAGACAACCTAATTGCCAACCCTTCTATTGTTATTTTGCAAATAGGGACCAGTAACCATTCTGTTATCGTGGAAGATGTCGAATGGACACCCTTTGATTCCTATGGAAACACCTGGGAATGGGAAGGCACGGCAACTGTTACTATGAGAAGTGTAGAAAACTAGGAGTAAACAATGGCATTACCAATACGAAAAAAATACACCGGAAATGGTGTGCAAACACAGGTTACAGTTGGTGCTGTTTCTGAAGCAGCGGCATCGTTTAACGTTGCAGCTACAACTGGTTGGCCTGCAACATTCCCATTCCATATTGTTGTTGACCCTGGCACTTCTAAAGAAGAAAAAATGCTGGTTACTGGTGCTTCTGGGACTCTTTTAAGTGTTACCCGTGGTGTTGGTGTTGACGGAACTAGTGCCGCAGTACATGAGGTAGGTGCAGTTGTTTATCCTGTATTCACGGCGAGCGAAGCCGATGAAGCCAACCAAATAGCGTCCGTTATGACCACTAAAGGTGACCTTATTACTACTGACGGTAGCACTATAAACCGTTTGGCTAAAGGTGCTGACGACTATGTGCTTATCTCTAAAGCATCAGCCACTAACGGTATCAAATGGGAGTCTGTAGCAACTGTTGCTTTACAAGGCCCACAAGGAGCTACGGGTTCTCAGGGACCTCAAGGTTTTCAGGGCGCTACTGGTCCTCAAGGTTCCCAAGGTGCAACTGGCAGCCAAGGTGCTACGGGTCCACAGGGCGCTACAGGTGCTACAGGTGCTACTGGCGCTACTGGTCCACAGGGCGCTACTGGTTCTCAGGGCGCTACGGGTCCCGTCAACACAGATGAAAATGCAACTAATTCAACAGCCGCATTAAGAACTTCTGTTGGACAATTAAAAGCAACCACATTTTCAGCGACAGACAGCGCAAGTACAACACCTTTTGCCCAAGCAGGTTCTTTCACTTACATTGGTCTTAACTGCGCTCGTGTTACCAATTCTTCAACCGTCTACTCTGACGTTGTATCTGGGCGAACTGTGTTAGTTGGTTCTTCCGCTTCAACATTGGGTACAGCATCGTCAAGCCGCAGATACAAAGAAAACATCCAAACTGCAACAATAAGTTCTGCCGACGTTTACAACCTTCGCCCAGTTACTTTTGACTACAACAATTTAGTTACCGCAGAATCAGACGAATGGAAATACAACCAACACGGTCTCATCGCAGAAGAAGTAGAAGAAACCTCTCTCAAGTTCCTTATTAGCTACGACGATGCAGGTTTACCTAGGCACATCAAATACGAGTTGCTCGCTATCCCCCTGTTGGCAACAATCAAAGAACAAAACCAACGCATCATCGCTCTTGAAGCCCGCCTTACCCAACTAGAAAACAACTAAGGAAACATCATGGTCAAATTACAAACAATCGTTCTTCGAGTAGCCGGAGTATTCGGCTCATCCGCACTAGCAGCCGTCGCCGGTGGCGCAATCTTCGGTGTAGAACTATGGAAATCAGCTGCAATAGCTGGTGTAGTTTCAGCATCCAAAGTGACAGAATCTTTGCTTCGTTCATGGTCAGAGGATGGGGTTCTCACTAAAGAAGAAGTTGCAGCAGCGTTCGGTAAAGCCAACAAGTAGGTTCATGATTGCCCTCACGGGGGCAGTCCTACTACTGTTTGCTGTACGACCAGTCAACGCACAAAACCTAGTTGTCACCCAACCAACAGATTTTTGGTTCAACTATGAAAATCCAACTACCTTCACAGCCCGTACATACGAAGTATCCGGCCACCCTTCAGACCCGCAACTATGGTTGTATAACTCTGAAGGTTCCCTTATCTCTACTAACGATGACTACTACGGTTTACAGAGTCGTATACAAATCCAAGTAGAACCAGGGTGGTATCGGCTTCGTGCCGGTACATGCTGTGGGCAACCCGATGTTTGGCGCACATGGGACACCACATGGAACATTGATTTTGAATTAGAAATAGATGGTGTGGTAAACACGCCAACAACCACTACGATAGAGCAAACAACTACCACGGAGGAAATGTGGACGACAACGAGCAGCACCTCGCCTATCAGCGAGCCATCAACCACGCCTTTGCCGACATTGTTGACAACTACGGTCCCCGAATCGACCTCGACGACGAG